GGATTCCAAAAGCGCATTAATAAAGTAACAGAAGACAAGTACAAAGAAAGGCGAGGACGAGAAGCAGAGGCGAAACGCGCCGATGATTTGCAAAAACGCTTAGACGAGATAGAGGCTAATAAGCCCGATCTTAAAAAGCCTACGATTGAAGACCATGATTATGACGACGATTCCTTTAATAAGGCTGATGTGGCATATCAGGTTCAGGAGCAGGTTAAAGCGGCACTTGCAACTCAAGGGGCGAAGCAAGATAAGATAGATCAGGATGCAAAGGCTCAGCAAACATTAGATAAATTTAATGAGCGAGTCACAGCAGCCGGTATTGAAGATTTTGCAAAGAAAGCTGATTCTATTCCAATTTTGCCGCCAGGTGTAGCCGATGTGATTATGGGTCTTGATAATGGTGTTGATATGGTTGAATACCTTTACACACACCTAGATCAAGCTGATACGTTGGCAAGCATGACACCAATGGCTGCTATGCTGGAGGTCGGTCGAATTTCTGCGAACATGTCTGCTAAACCAGATATTAAACCAAGTGCAGCACCGGACCCGATAGAAACATTAAGTTCTGGAGATGTAATACCTACAGAACGAGGGCCGGACGGCGTAACCTATGAATAGGATGAATAATCATGGCTTCTAGCTCTAATAGTTTAGCTAACAACACAACGAGGCAATTGGCCCGTGTGTTTCTTGAGAAGTTTGAGGCTTCTCGCGTATTAACCAAAACAGTGGACACCCAGCTACTCGCTGGTAAGTTCAATCCCGCAAGTGGAACGACTGTAGACTTTAAGCGTCCTCACGACTTCAAAACAGACCGTACAGCCGGTGGTGATATTTCAAGCGTAGACCGTAGTGATATTATCGCGGCAAAAGCAACCGGAACAGTGCAGAATTATTTTACTGTCCATATGGATTGGGATGAAGTTGACGAGGCATTAAAGCTTGACCAATTGGACCTAATCTTAGCCCCAGCAGCAGATCGTATTATTACTGATTTAGAGCTGGACTTTGGCGCGTTTATGTTTAAGAACGCAAACCTGCACTACGGCACGCCAGGCACAGCAGTAGACGCTTGGTCAGATGTTGCGGGTGCAGGCGCTCTAATGGATAGCATGGGCGTTCCAAACGGATCAAACAGATTCTATGTTATGAACCCGTTTACGACTGCTAATCTAGCTGATGCTCAGCGTGGGTTGTCTTCTGGATCTGATTCATTAGTCAATACAGCATGGCAGAATGCGCAAATCTCTAACAAGTTTGGCAACTTGATGGCGATGAGTTCTAATGCCTTGGCATCTTACACGTCTGGCAACCTATCAGCCGGTGCAAACCGCGCAGGTACATTATCAGGAACTCCAGACGGCACTTATGCAACAAACAAAGACACTATGACACAAGTCCTAGCAGTAACTGGGTTTGGTGCTGGTGCTGATACGATCAAAGCCGGTGAAATCATCCAAATCACAGGCCGAAACCGATTAAGCCTTAGTACTCGTAGTTCATTTACAGATGGTGCTGGGGCACAGGTTCTTTGGGCTGGTGTTGTTACTGCGGATGTAACATTGTCTGGTGGTGCAGGCAATGTTACTGTTGCAGGGCCAGCAATTAACGAAACCAACGGCCAATACAACACTGTAGACAGCGCGGTAACTTCTGGTGATGTAATCACTATTATCAACCCTGCTGCTTCAACTGTTTATCAGCCTAACATGTTCTATGCCAAGCAAGCGTTTGGGATTGGTTCAGTACCACTTAAGAAGTTATTTGCTACTGATACCATTGCCACCACTAAGGACGGCTTCCAGATCAGAATCAGCAAGTATTCAGACGGTGATGCGAACAAACAGAAAGTGCGTTTCGACTTACTTCCTGCTTATGCTGTATTTAACCCGTTCTTTGCTGGTCAAGGCTTTGGCGTTTAATTAATAAGGGCTTCGGCCCTTTCTAAATGGTGATCGAAATGGCTGACAAGAAAGACAAGCCCGAATTATTTACACTTTATAAGGAAAATGGTCAAGAGATGAAGGTTAATGAAAGTTCTCTTAATCACGCTTTAAGTCTAGGATGGACTGAAGACAAACCAAAAGATAAGAAGTAATTAAATAGGGGTTTCGGCCCCTAAGTTTTTAAGGGCTTATTATGACTACACTGCGCGAAGTTGTTGAGGATGCTTTTGAAGATATAACGGTCAAAAAGGCTGAGACGGCATTAGAGAGTGATGAACTACAGTCTGGTATAAGACGAGCTAATGATATGCTTGCTCAATGGAATGATCTTGGTATCATTGTTGGCTATAACCCTGTAACAGACCCTGACGCAGAGCTAGAGCTAGAGGCTAGCGCCATAGCAGCAGCAAAGTCTAATTTGGCTATAAAATTAGCCCCATCATATTCAAAACCAATCACAAGTGTACTGGCAGAGAATGCAAGAACGTCTTTAGATATGCTCAGGAACGCAAACGCCTTTATTGGCTCGGTTGCTTACCCTGATACACTTCCTATCGGTTCTGGTAATGAATGCCCGGACAGCTTTAGAAATCAAAGGTTCTTTGAAGACAATAAAGAAGAGAACTTTTAATGCCTAGGACCCCTCTACCTATCCCGCTAGGCTCATATCAAGCAGAGAGCACAACCTTATCTATCCAAAGGGTTATTAACTGGATTCCTGTTGTTCCTCAAGGTGAAGCACTAAATAACCGAAGCTTGTTACAGCCTTCAGGCATTAGTCAGATTATCGACACAGGCTTGGGTGTGTGCCGTGGTGCACATGTGATGGCAGGAGTCAGGTTTTTTGTTGAAGGTAGCACGCTGATATCACTAGATTCTGTTGATGCTCTAACCAACATAGGAGCTATCACAGGCACTGTTAGAGTTCAGATGGCAGATAACGGCACGCTTCTGGTAATAGTTGTTCCTGGTGGTGATGCGTATGTATTTGATAGTGCAACTTCAACATTAGGGCAGATTGTAGATCCTGATTTTCAGCTATCAGATAGCGTTAGTTTTTATCGTGGCTTTTTTGTATTCACCGCAACAGACGGTAAGCAGCTTTTTGTATCAAATTTGAACAACCCGTTAGTGTTTGATTCCTTAGATTTCGGTAGTGCTGAAGGTGATCCGGATAGAATTATTACGCAGATTGTTGATCATGATGAATTATCAATAATCGGATCTGAAACTACAGAAGTATTTCGCAATGTCGGCGGCGCTGATTTCCCTTTGCAAATTATACCTGGCGCATTTACTCAGAAAGGTGCTCACTCTAAATATGGCGTAGTTAAATTTGACAACACCTATTTATTTATCGGTGGTGGTGAGAATGAATTAACAGGCATTTGGCGACAGGCATCGAGTGCGCAAGCTGTTAAAATTTCAGATGATGCAACAGACCTTGCAATACAAAAGTTTACCAAAGATGAAATAGCTTCTGCATTCACTATGTCTTTTTCAAAGAAAGGGCAGTTTTTTGCTATATTTTCATTTAACTCTACGCGCATACCGGGTAGAACATTTGTTTATAATGGTACAGCTTCAACAATGGCTGGTTTTTCTGTCTGGTCAGAGTTTCAGTCAGGGCTTGTAGATGCTCCGTGGCGCGTTAATGCCATAGTCAAGGCAAACGGCAAGCTTTATGTAGGTGACGCTGAAGACGGGCGTATAGGTGTACTGGATGACTCTGTATTGACTGAGTACGGTAACGCAATAATGCGTCAAGCAGCATTCAGACCGTTTTCACAAAATGGCACGACAATTTTTGCCGGGGAGTTAGAGGCTACTTTTGAGGCTGGCGTAGGTTTAACCGCAGGGCAAGGATCTGATCCAGTGGCAATTTACGATTACACAGATGATAATAAAGTCTGGTCTAATGAATTCAAGCGGCCCATTGGACCTATTGGCGAGTATGGGCTTGAAACTGTTTGGAGAAGACAGGGAAGATTTCCAAGCTTCAGAACAATTAGGTATACAGTCACTGATCCGGTAGTCGCGAACTTAATTAGAGTTGCCGCAACCCCAGAATTAGGGGATGACTAATGGCTGAGGTGATAATTGTTCCAAGAAGAAGGGAAGACGTTTTCAACCCGGATGGGAGTCTAACTCACAGGTTTATACGCTGGATGGAATCTCTTAACTCTCAAACTAATACGCTATCAGAAGAGACAGAAAGCAACGAGCAAATCCTAACGAGCACAGGATCAAGAGTATCCAGGAATGCAGCTAGAATCGACGGTTTAGAGTTTATCCGGTTTAGAGTGGTTGAAGTAACTGCCAATTACACAGCAGCACCTTTTGAAATAGTAATTTGTAGCAATACGATTCCGATAACCATAACGTTAGAACCTAATGCAGTGATTGAAGATCAGATACATGTAAAAAGAAAACAAGCGGCGGCAAAGGTAACTGTTGCAGGAACTATTGACGGCAAAAGCTCAAGGATTATTAATGTGCAAAACTGGTCAGATTTCTATGTTTTTGGTGCAACAGAATGGGCGGTAATATAAATGTCCAATAACGTACTTGATAATAAAGACTTCGAATTAAACGAGACCATGCACACTCTGTTTGGTGAGACGACAGTCGGGGTGAGAGCAGATAACGTAAGCGTACAATTTCAATACTCTATTTCTGGATTCGACGTAAAAGACCCAGCAGGCACGCTAACCGGTACGGGAGCTATAGCACATGTTACAAACCGCGCCTCTGTTGAGTCTGGAGCGGGGGTAGGGTCTGCCAAGTTACAAACCCGGCAATCAGTGAGGTACAGACCCGGTCATGAGTGTTTGTCGATGTTCACAGCCGATTTTACAACACCAGAAGACGACACTTACCAACATCACGGCCTTTTTAATGGTGCGGATGGGTTTTATCTTGGTTACAAGAATCAAATATTTGGCGTTTTTAGGCTTGATGGTGGGGTTGAAACATTTACCGCACAATCAGCATTTTCATCTGATAAGGTTGACGGCACAGGCGATAGTGAGTTTAACCTTGATCCGACAAAGTACAATATTTATAAAATTTCATTCGGGTGGCTAGGTATTGCTCCTGCCTACTTCTCCGTATATGCG